TCGGTGTCGAAGTCGATGGCACCACGGGCCATGTCATCAACGGCTGAGTTGTAGATCAGGCTGGCCATAGTTGATGCTCAGATGGATTCATTCTGCCGAGATGGCAGGCGGCTGCGGCCAGGTAATGTCAAACGGGTTGGGCGCATCAGCCAGGTCGCGCAGGGCCTGGCGGTAGGCAGCCCAGGCTTCACGATCAGCGCCGAGGTCGTAGTCGGCGATCTGAGTCCAGTCGCAGGATTTCAGCAGCTCGATGCGCTGTTGGCGGACCTTGGCGTACTGCGCCTGCAGCTCATCGAAGCTGTAAGGGCGCACGACAAAGGCGCTGCCTTCCCAGTCGATCGTCTCCAGCTTCGGGTTGCACTCGGGGCGCTCGTAAGGGCCGCTGTAACCGGCACGCTCCAGTTCGTCAGGCGTGAAGGTGGTGCTGTCGGTGCGGGTGCTGCCGTCCGCAAAGCGGATGCGGTGCGGCAGGGGTGCGGGGGTGGCTTGGCGGTGGGAGTACAGCATTAGAAATCAGGGAATGCTGCTGTAGGCGGCGTGAAGTTGGCGGTATAGCGGCCTGTGCCTTTGGTAATGCGAAGCTCGTCAAGATAGCCCGTGTAGTAATCGCCTCCTCCATTGGCTCCAATCTGCAAGGCGGAAGACGTTGTAGCTAATGCCGCCGAGCTGCTGGCCGTTGTCCCGGCAACACCATCTAAAAAGGTGTAAACAGTATTGCCACTTCTGGAAACCGCGACATGGTACCAAGTATTCACGGCAACCGTGCCAATCGTTATACCATTAGCAATGTCCCATGCGCCGGTAGAGCTTGTTCTTGCGTAGAATTGAATCGTAGTGCCATTGCGGTACACAATCCATGCGCCATCACTGCCAAATTGAAGGCCCGGAAGAAAGGATGTAGAGCTTGTCGATGTAGGGTACATCCAGAATTCTACAGTAAAATCTGCACTCCCAAAAGCAAAACCTGATGTGCTGCTTGTGCTCAATGAGTCTCCGCTTCCGTCAAGATAACCACTGGCTCCACCAAACTTACTCTGCGCCGTCGAGATTTGCGCGTTGCCGTTAGCCGTGATGGCCAAGGCATTGCTGCTGCTGTCAGTAAATGTTGTGCTGCCATTGCTGCCATTCATGTGTAACAGCAGTGATACATTGGCCCAGTAAGGATCCCCACCAGCTATCGGCCAAATCGCAGCCCTTCGTGCCACGCTCTGCTCGTTCTGAAACCACAGCCCTGATGCTGCGCCAACAGTTGGCGTCCGTCTGACGCCCAGTAATCCGCCGTTGAAGCCAAGCATCAGCTGATGTCCTCGTAGCTGATGACCAGCTCCAGATCACCGGCAGCGCTGGCCTGTGCGCGGAGACTGTGGCCTTCCTCCAAGTAGATGTATGCCTCGCGGGTTACCAGCACCTGGGTGGCATCAGCTGGCACGGTGATGGTCTTGCCAATGGCAAAGCCGGTGGTGCCGTTGTAATGCTCCAGGCTGATGTCAGCAGCAGCAGCGCCGTCCACGTTGGCGCAGTACACCGAATTGATTTTCAGCACCTTGCCGCTGCTGGCGCCATTGCTCAGCGCTGCGGCCATGCTTGTGGTTACGGCATAACCCACGGTCTTGCCAGTGACTGTTGTGACGGAGCTGCCGCTCTTGATGTTGGGAGCTGCCATGAATCAGTCCCAGCTGGTGTAAGGGTCTTCATCCCAGTATAGGAATGAGGAGAAGTCGTAACCGCCACCATCAGCAACCACAGAAGCCGAGCCGCCTGCCAATGTGATCGCGATGCTCTGCTGTAGGCCGTTGGTGGTGACAACAGTTCCAGGTGCCAGCGTGATGATCACTGCCAGCTCAGTTCCACTGGCAAATGCGCCATCAGGCGGCACGGTTTCAAGTGCCAGTTCGACGTTGTAACGCCCGCAGTAAACGTCATCCACGGATGGCGGGTCCGTGTATCGCCAGCGGTAGTCCGTCAGCTGGTAGTCGCTGATGGTGGTGACGCCGCTCCAGATGCTGGATGGCAGCGTGAAGCTTTCAAAGTTGCCGAACTGGCCCTGGTAATGGCTGAGGATGCTGAGCATGTCAGCTTCAGCCAGGGCGATGAAGCTCAGTCGCACCGAGCTGCTGAGCATCACGTTGCTATGACGCACGCGATTCTGCAGGCCGTTGTAGGTGCTGAACGGCGTGTGCGGATACTCGCCTGGCGTAAATGCGCGGGTGGCGGGCGTCAGCGTGGGGAAGGTGGCCATGATTACTTAAAAGACATTCTCGGATACAACGTCGAATACTTGGTTAATTAGATTTCCCGTTATAGTTTCCGCAAACTTAACCCCGTCGAGCCGCACCGCAAGGTTGCCAAAAATGCCATTTTGGAATGAACCTGTGCCGCCATTCCAAAGACCTACCTCAATTAACTCCACGTTCGGGTCTGAAGACCCTGGATCGTCTACAACAAGCGGCGGCACACCAACTGACACATAGTTACTGGTTGCGAAGTTACTGAAAGGAAATGTAAACCAGCTGTAGTACCACACCATCTGTGCATCAGGGAAAGGGAATGCCCCGATCGTTGCTTGCTGTATTATCCTCTGCCCATTAGGGCAACGCACTTCGACTTCGTAAGTGTCGTCCTCGGAATCCGCCAGTGCGATAACTCCGGTAATGATTCCATTTGTAATCAGCAACGCCACACCGCTTTCGTTTGTGATTGTCTGCGTGCCGCCTGTATTGGTGTAGTCAGCAACGACTTCGCCGTTGATTCTTACAATGATTGATTCGGGCAGGTCTTCGCCACATGCTGATGGCGGAACGTACAATGCGCTGCCAGGTACGGGGCCAGCGCTGCTGACACCTGTCGGGTTCTGGAATGCCAGCGGCCCTGCCGCAACAACCGAATCCAATCCATCATCAGCGTTGCCGGTGTCGCCAGTCGGCGCTGAATCGTTGAAGCCCAGGCCGCCGCCGCTAGGTGATAGCTCCAGCGGGTCAGCACCATCAGCCGCCGTGAACGTCTCAGCGGGGATGGTGTTGTCGCTGCTGGAGTTCACATCACAGCTCACGCCGGTGCGGCCGCTTGGCAGGATGATGCCGGTGCCGACAGCAGCAGCCACATCCAACGCGATCAGGCTGCGGCCTTGGTCGTCGATCGGGAAGTGTGTGGCCTCATAGCTCACATCACCCGCCAGCGTCTTGGTGATCCGCTCCACCTGGTAGAGGTAATCATGCACCGAGTTGGCGTAGGTGGTGTTGTCGCGCTCCAGCTGCACGCGGATGATGTCGCCAGCGCTGATCAGCGTGTTGTGCTCCTGCGGCCTGGCTGCAAACCTGATGGTGTGCGTGGTGTAGAGCCGCTTGGCCAGGATGTAGGCGCCAACCTTAACGGCGTGATCCTCGCTGGTGCAGAACGTCGAGAGATCATGCGACTCATACGGCCCGGTTTCGGCGGTGCCGCTGTAACGCACTTCAGCGGTGCGGATGATGCCAATGTCGCTCTCCAGCTGCTGGCGCCAGATCACCTGCGCCACGAAGGGTTGCCGGTCCGCCAGTGACAGATAGTTGATCTCAAGCGTGCCTGGCAGCACCGTGTCTTCGGTAAAGGTGTACTCCGCCGTGATCGCCGTGGTCTTGATGGCGCCGCCAGCAGTCACCGGCAGCAGTGGCCGCAGCCCGCGCTTGCCGCCTGCGCTGCTTTCGGCCAGCAGGAAGTAGGGCGCCAGCCTGGCGGCGAGGTCGGAGTAGTTGGTGCTCTCGCGGATCTCGATGTTGCAGGTGAAGCCGTTCACCTCAAGGAATGTGGCCGCTGCCAGCAGTGCGGTGTTGTCGATCATCGCCGCCGGCACCCTGCTGGTGTTGACCAGCAGCCACTTCACCAGGTCCGCGAAATTGTCGCTAGGGCCGGTCACGCTGTCGTAGATCCGGGTGACGGCCATGCCACCACGGATGAACAGATGCACCTGGCGGTTGTACTGATCAAAGCCGTCCGGGATGGTGACGTTGAAGCTGAGCGTGCTGATGCCGGCGTAGCTGCCGACCGTGCCGCAGAAGAACGGCGCCTCGGGCAGATCCTTACCGGCACGCTGCACCAGGAAGTTGCCGGGCGCCCAGGTACCAGCCCTGCGGTTGTAGGTCTGCGTATGAGCACCAACGCGGCAGGCACGTTGAAACACATCCTTGACCGGGATGCTGTCGAGCTGGCCCTCGCTCAGCACCAGCATGTAGTAGGCGGTGACGTTGTTGCTGGCGTCATTCTCGAAGCGTGCTTCGGTGGCGCCGGGACTGATCAGGATGCCGCCTTTGCTGTTGCGGAACCGGGCGAACACAATCGGCACCGGCTCACCAATCTGCGCGAACCGCTGCGGGCGATCCAGCTCTGTGGTGCCCTGCGCGGCGGTTGCGTCAGCTGGCGCGTTGATCTGACCGGCCTGGATGGCCAGCAGTGCCAGTGGATCGCTGGAGGAAAGGAAGCTCACTGCCTGATGCCCTGCCCCATGATCGCCAATGTCAACCGGCGCGGTGGCACTTGTGCTCCAACGGGAGACAATGCCGAGCCGAGTTGTATGGTCAGGCTAGTCAATCCGCCATTGCCGCCAACCACTTGGCCGGTGTATGCAGCCACCAGCTCCTGCCCAGCTTGCGGTGTGTTGTTGTTGATAGTGGAATCGAACTGGTAGATGCTGAGATCTACCAGGCGGCCATCGCTGATGGCAGCGAGAAACGCATCTAACACCAGGCCGGTTGCTGCAGCGGTAACAGAGACCGATTCCTCGGTGCCGCTGCTGCCGGCGGTGATGCCATCAGCAATGAACGGCACGTAGTTCCAGCTGGCGCTTGACCATGTGACGCTGGTGTTGGCGTAGTAGCTTTGCCAGCGCTGGTAGGTAACGCCGGCAGCGTCGTAGATGCGAAGGTATTGGCTTTGCGCTCTCATCAGGCCATGCCCAGCGCGATGCGAGCAGACGGTGTACGCAGCCGGCCGATCACACCTTCAGCAGTCAGCCGCATGGCGCGTTCCATGTCGGTCACGGTGACGTAGCGCTGGCCATCAAACTCCATCACTGGCCCGGTGGTGATGTTGATCACTGGCGACTTGCCGCCACTGCCGGCCAGGACGGCATCACCTCGAGCACCAGCCAGGAAGCTGCTGCTGGCTGCGGCCATCTTGGATTCGGGGATGATGTACTCACGCTGGCC